ATGATGCACTTTCAGCTCGCGGGTAGCGGCGTCATGTCCGCTTTCTACCCGCTCGAATCTGAATTATCACGCCGAGTTAAACAATTAATCAGAGCAGCAAAGAAACAACTGGAGGCGTTATGCGCAATGAAATAACCATCAATCACCAGATGCTTCGTGCAGCACAAAACAAAGCAGTAATAGCCAGATTTATTGGTGATTCCAAAATGTGGCTTGAAGCAAATAAAGCGATGAAATCAGCTATCAACCTTCCGTGGTATCGCAGGAAATGAGTTTTACAGATAACTGGTCAGACGAAGAATTCATTCGTCAGATGAAAGAATTAATCGGTAACGAAGGAGATATTCATGTCACTTGCAACCACCGTGAAGGAGAGCAAGTTACAGAGACGCATGTACACGCAGCAGGCGTTAATGTATCGCCAGAAGGGAGATCGTGAAGGTGTTCGCGTCTTTTTAAATGCGGCAAAGACCGAAGTATTAAATCAGCGTTATTTCCTTGGTCCATGTCCATTCTGAGGTGAATTATGGATTTGAATAAATTCGATGAGCCATTCAGCCCTGAAGATATCGAATGGCGAATACAGCAAAGCGGTAAAACACGCGATGGCAAGGTGTGGGCTATGGTGCTGGCTTATGTCACGAACAGGGCAATCATGAAACGCCTGGACGATGTTTGCGGCAAAGCAGGATGGCGCAATGAATACCGCGATATTCCCAACAACGGAGGCGTTGAATGCGGCATATCAATCAGGATTGATTCCGAATGGGTAACCAAATGGGATGCTGCTGAAAACACGCAGGTAGAAGCCGTCAAAGGTGGTCGTTCCGGCGCAATGAAGCGCGCTGCCGTTCAGTGGGGAATCGGTCGGTATCTGTATAACCTTGAGGAAGGTTTCGCACAAACATCTCTCGATAAAAAGCAGGGGTGGCACAGGGCAAAACTGAAGGATGGAACAGGATTTTACTGGCTCCCTCCATCGCTGCCGGGATGGGCAATCCCAGCATCAGATAACAAACCATCACCAGAAAATACCAACCAGAAATCTCCATCGGTTGACTGCGAACAAATCCTGAAAGACTTCAGCGATTATGCATCAACAGAAACTGACAAGAAAAAACTCATCGAGCGTTATCAGCGTGACTGGCAATTAATGGCTGGCAACGAGGAGGCACAGGCTAAATGCGTTCAGGTAATGAACATCAGAGTTAACGAACTAAAACAGGCGGCATAAATGTCTCACTTGGACGGAATTATTAAAAGATTCGAGTCCAGCTACAAAGTTAATGAAACAACAGGTTGCTGGGAGTCTACCTATTCAAAAAACAAAGGAGGATACACAAAATTTGTAGCCTTTGGCGTAACAATGCTTTCTCATCGGGTTGCTTTTGAGCTTTATCACTCCCCCATTCCATCTGGGAAGATGGTTTGCCACAAATGCGATAACCCATGCTGCGTTAATCCTGAACATCTCTTTTTAGGTAGCGCGCAAGAAAACATGGACGACAAGATAGCAAAAGGAAGGCATCGTGGAGCCAAGAAAGGTCATGCTCATCATGGTGCAAAATTAACAGAGTGGCAGGTTATAGAAATTAGGAAAAGACTCTCTGAAAAAGAGAGTCAGTACAAGATAGCAAAAGACATGGGTGTATCTCAATCAATTATAAGCAACATAAAAACTGGCAAGAGGTGGAGCAAATGAGTTCTCGCGGGATAAATAAGGTGATTATCCTTGGTCGGGTAGGACAGGACCCGGAAGTTCGATACTCACCATCAGGAACAGCGTTCGCTAACCTGACAATAGCCACGTCAGAACAATGGCGAGATAAAAATACTGGCGAGCAAAAGGAATTGACTGAATGGCATCGTGTTGCTGTATCCGGGAAACTGGCTGAGGTCGTGGGGCAGTATGTGAAAAAAGGTGATCAGATTTATTTCGAGGGAATGCTGAGAACCAGAAAGTGGAAAGACCAGTCAGGGCAAGACCGTTACACAACCGAGGTTCATGTCGGAATTAATGGCGTGATGCAAATGCTTGGCGGCATTGGCGACAGCAAACAACAAGCAGCCAGCAGGCAATCACAGAAGCCACAGCAGCAATCATCACCAGCACAACACAACGAACCTCCGATGGATTTTGACGACGATATACCCTTTGCACCAGTAACTCTCCCCTTCCCTCGTCACGCTATTCACGCAATTTAATCAGGAGAAAATCATGCCAGCGCCTCTGTATGGTGCGGATGACCCGCGCCGCTGTTCCGGCAATTCCGTATCGGAGGTGCTGGATAAATTCAGAAAAAACTACGATCGGATAATGTCGCTACCGCAGGAAACGAAAGAGGAAAAGGAATTTCGCCATTGTATATGGCTTGCAGAGAAAGAAGAACGCGAGCGAATTTACCAGACATCAATCCGACCATTCCGCAAAGCCACATATACCCACTTCCCTGAAATTGACCCGCGCCTGCGTAATTATAGATCACGCTATGGCGCTATCAGTAATGACTGAGGAATTTACCATGAGAGGACTTGCATACAATCCCGGCATTCTTCCGGCAGAAATGATTATTCGCCAACGCGTAAAGCCAATGCCATCGAGAGAGGAATTGCTTAAGAGAAATTCTTCTCCGTCAGTGAATCAAAACAAATATCTGAATGCGATGTGGCGGAGTGGGAAGAAATGAAACGAATGACACTAATTGAGATGGATGGATGGATTTCTGAAAGGTAAATGCATCCCATGTGATTTAAAGGTTAACGAAACAAATGCTGAATATCTGGTACGCAAATTTGCTGAAGCGGAGGCCAAGTGCGCGGCGCTGGCGGCGGAGAATGCGGAGCTGAAGTCTGTGCACCCTCAACCATTCGGAGCAGAGATGATGAAGGCTCTTGATGAGTATGAGAAGCATCAGGATGAAGTGCCAGAGACTGGAATGCTCAATGCATTTTTCATCTTGCGCGACAGCATCCGTGTTGAAACCCCAGCCACCGACTCTTTCCTGTCTGAAGTGCGGGCGCAGGGGGTTGAGATGATGCGCGAACACCCATCAATCAAACTTTGCTCTTTGACGCACATATGTGATGAGTTAGCCGCCCAGCTTCGCAAAGGAGGCAACCAGTGACTGGACATGCAGCAATCCTCGACATGTGCTGTGGCAGTCGCATGTTCTGGTTAGATAAGAATGACGAACGGGCGAGATAAGCGATCGGTTAAGTGCTATAGTAATGCGCTTTTGTATTTATGGAGTGAATATGAAAAATATCCTACTGGCATCATTGTTAGTGGCATCGCCGGGTGCATTTGCAGCCAGCTTTGACTGCCAAAAGGCTTCGACAGCAATCGAACATAAAATCTGCGATAACGAACGTCTGTCAAAATTAGACGAACAGCTTAGCTCTGCCTATTCTAGTGCCCTCAAAGGAAACCCAGAGAACGCAGACACCCTAAAAATGGTTCAACGTCAGTGGGTAAATATGCGTGGAAAACTCACTGATAATAAGGCTCTGGAGCTGGCTTATCTTATCCAAATTAATGGCCTCAAAGGTTTGGGGAGTTCAGTCAGCGTAACAGCGGCCAATGACATACCCACGTCGGCGCAGAAACATTCTGAAGAGCAGGAAGAAACAAGTAAGGCAGAAGCTAAGTCGGTCAAGAACGGCAATGAGCTAACCTTAGAGTCATTCCGAGCTAAATATGTAGAAGTAGATGGTGAGTATTACAGCACGACATCCATTCCTAGAGGCAGTTCGTTCTTGTTCACTTGCGCCAGTCGTATTGCTGATGACCAAGTGAATATTTGGAAGAAACAGGCAGCCAAAGAGGGCAAAATCGACTTATTCTTTGAGGTTGAGAATCACTTACACACGGCTATGTTGAACGCCAATTTTCAGAAGTTGAATTCAGACCCTGCCAAAAGAGGTATTTGTAATCTGATTAACGCAGTGCCGTAAGTAAATTTAGGGCCACAGTTGTGGCCTTAAATATTTTTTCAGCCTTTTCTTATTTGTAATAAGCAGTACTTGGTAGTGCTTATAAAACAGAATAAAAAACATATGACTTTGGCGATTACCCAGTAAAGATATTCGAAATAAATGTAAATATCGACAATGAATAACTATCCTCGCACTCGCGGGGATTTCTTTTATCTGAACTCGCTACGGCGAGTTTTGTTTTATGGAGATGATTATGGCCTGTTCAACATTCAACCCTCTAACGTTACAGAAATACCAGCCAGCCCCTGAAGATTTATGCTCACTGTGTGGCGGAAATCATGGCAAAGCCGCCATGATCGAATGTAAGGACAAAATCCACATTTGCCTTAATTGCGTTGATGTCCTCGTTGATATCAAAAATGAGAGAGAAGATAAAAAGCGTAGCGAGGCTGTTCGCGCCTTAGATTCATGGATGCGAGATGGGTATAGTGCCGCGCAAATTTATGACTTAGCAATATCAAAAGGCGAAATACCAGGAGTGCGCATCGAATAAGACGTAACCAATATTCGAATTGAAGAACTGAAAGAACACCAAGCCGCCTGATGGCGGTTTTTTCTTGCGTGTAATTGCGGAGACTTTGCGATGTACTTGACACTTCAGGAGTGGAACGCACGCCAGCGACGCCCAAGAAGCCTTGAAACAGTTCGTCGATGGGTGCGCGAATGCAGGATATTCCCTCCTCCTGTTAAGGATGGAAGAGAGTATCTGTTCCACGAATCAGCGGTAAAGGTTGACTTAAATCGACCAGTAACAGGTAGCCTTTTGAAGAGGATCAGAAATGGGAAGAAGGCGAAGTCATGAGCGCCGGGATTTACCCCCTAACCTTTATATAAGAAACAATGGATATTACTGCTACAGGGACCCAAGGACGGGTAAAGAGTTTGGATTAGGCCGAGACAGGAGGATAGCAATCACTGAAGCAATACAGGCCAATATTGAGTTGCTATCCGGGAGCAGGCATGAGTCACTGATAGACAGAATTAAAGGCGCTGACGCAATCACTCTTCATGCGTGGCTTGACCGATATGAAACAATCCTCAGCGAGAGGGGTATCAGGCCGAAAACTCTACTCGACTACGCCAGCAAAATCAGGGCAATCCGAAGAAAATTGCCGGACAAACCGCTCGCTGACATATCAACGAAAGAGGTGGCAGCAATGCTAAACACCTACGTAGCAGAAGGTAAAACGGCTTCCGCAAAATTAATCAGGTCAACCCTTGTTGACGTTTTTCGTGAGGCAATAGCCGAGGGGCATGTGGCTACGAATCCGGTAACAGCAACCCGCACAGCAAAGTCAGAAGTAAGGCGCTCAAGGCTGACAGCTAATGAGTATGTCGCGATTCACCATGCAACCGAACCTCTCCCAATCTGGCTGAGGCTTGCGATGGATTTGGCCGTCGTTACAGGTCAGAGAGTCGGCGATTTGTGCAAAATGAAATGGTCAGACATAAACGACAACCATCTTCACATTGAACAGGGTAAAACAGGGGCTAAGCTCGCCATTCCGCTGACGCTAACGATTGACGCGCTCAATATCTCATTGGCTGATATACTACAGAAATGCAGGGAGGCCAGCGGCAGTGACACTATAATTGCATCAACGCATCACGAACCACTTTCCCCGAAAACAGTATCGAAGTATTTTACAAAGGCGAGAAATGCATCTGGACTCTCATTTGATGGAGACCCGCCAACATTCCATGAACTGCGTAGCCTGTCGGCGAGACTATACCGCAATCAGATTGGCGATAAGTTTGCTCAACGTCTTCTCGGACATAAATCAGATTCAATGGCGGCGCGGTATAGGGACAGTCGAGGGAGAGAATGGGACAAAATTGAAATCAACAAATGA